ATCGTTCATGCAGTTCGTAATCGTAGAACGCTGTTGCTTTCGCCGACAGCATCAGGTAAATCGCTTATCATTTATTTGCTAACGAGGTATTACGATGCACGCACTCTTATTATTGTTCCAACTACTTCTCTTGTTAGTCAGCTTGCTTCTGATTTTGCCGACTATGGTTTTCAATCTGACAAGCACGTTCATAGAATCTACTCTGGACAAGATAAATCAACGAATAAACGAATTACCATCTCAACCTGGCAATCGATATACAAACTTCCTAAAGAGTATTTCGAACAGTTTGAGGTGGTCATAGGCGATGAAGCACATTTATTCAAGGCAAAATCTTTAACTTCTATAATGAGTAAATTGAAAGATTGTAAATTTCGTTTTGGTTTTACAGGAACATTAGACGGCACTCAAACCAACAAGCTAGTTCTTGAGGGGTTATTTGGTGCTGCTAAACGTGTTGTTACAACTTCAGAACTTATTGAACAAAAACACCTTGCTGACTTTAAGATAAAATGTTTATTGTTGAAGTACCCAGATGATGTACGAAAGTTAATTAAGAGTTATGATTATCAGGGCGAGATCGACTGGATTGTGCGTTGTCCACAACGTAACAACTTCATCAAAAATCTAGTACTTTCGCTGAAAGGTAACACCCTGTTACTTTTCCAATTTGTTGACAAACACGGAAAAATATTATATGATTTGATTCGTAACTCTACGACTCGAAAAGTATTTTATGTTTCTGGCTCAGTTAATGGAGATGAACGTGAGCAAATTCGTAAAATTGTTGAGGGAGAAACAGACGCAATTATCGTCGCTAGCTACGGAACTTTTTCCACTGGTGTTAACATACGCAATCTGCACAACGTTGTATTTTCTAGTCCTTCAAAATCGAGGATAAGAAACTTACAGTCGATTGGTCGTGGTTTGCGTAAGTCAGAAACCAAAACAGAGTCCACGCTATATGATATCGCTGATGACTTTAGTATTAAAGCATGGCGCAATTATACACTTAATCATTTCGTCGAGAGAGTGAAAATTTACAATGAAGAAAAATTTCCTGTAAAGGTGTATCCAGTAAACTTAAAGGTATAAAATGGTTAAAACGAAAAAAGTACATTATGTTAATAACAAAACTCTTTATGAAGAAATGGTTAAGTACAAAAAAGCAGTAAAAGAAGCTGAAGCTGCTGGTAAAGAGAAACCGCGAATCCCCAATTATATTGGCGAATGTTTTATGATGATTTGTAATAAGTTATCAACAAAACCGAACTTTATGAATTATTCATACCGTGATGATATGATTGCTGACGGTATAGAAAATTGTATCTACTCTATTGATAACTTTGATCCTGAGCGTTCAACTAATCCATTTGCTTATTTTACTCAGATAGCTTGGAATGCTTTTATCCGTCGCATTCAGAAAGAAAAGAAACAATCTTACATCAAACATAAAAATTATGAAAACAACTTTATGATGGAAGAGATGGAAGATTATGCTGATTCTACTACCAAACATAAAATTAACGAGATCTCGTCTGAAATTATTAGGTCTTTCGAGCAAAAATTAGAGTTGACTAAAAACTTGAAAAAGAGTAAAATTGGAGTAGAAAAATTTGTAAAGGATGATGAAGATGAAAAACTTACACCTAATCCCAGTTAACATTGTTGATCTAGTAGAAAAGCTAAACGATAACACCGTGCGCGAGAACGAACGTAACAATTACGTTTTACGTATAGAAGCTATCCGCGACTATTGTGCTGCGGCATTGGCAAAGAATCATTCTAATTACAAACCAGTACTTGCTGATAAGAGAGTTAATCGTACTCGATGAAAATTGCTCTAATCACAGACACGCACTGGGGAGTGCGCAATGACAATATCGCTTTTATTGATAATTCTAAACAGTTCCTTTCTGACCTATTCTTTCCTACACTGGAAAAAGAGGGGATCAAAACTGTGGTTCATCTTGGCGACCTCGTTGATCGCCGCAAGTACATTAACATTAATACAGCTCGCCGTCTTAGAGAAGATTTTCTAGATCCTCTCGATGCGATGAACAAAGAAGTTCATTTTATTGCTGGCAACCACGATACGTATTTCAAGAACACAAACAGCGTCAATGCATTGCGCGAACTCGTAACTGACAATTACGAGACGTTCATTGTTCACGATCAATATCCGAAGGAAGTCGACTTTGATGGCACAATCATTCTTTTGATGCCGTGGATCTGTGATGATAACCGTAAACAATCTCTAGAAAAGTTGAGGATGACAAATGCTCAAATCGTTATGGGACACCTTGAGCTTGCTGGTTTCGAAATGTATAGAGGCAGTATCGTCTCTCATGGTGATGATCGCCACCTCTTTGATCGTTTCGATATGGTGCTTAGTGGTCATTATCATCACCGTTCCAGTGATGGCAGCATATTTTACTTGGGTAGCCATGCGGAGTTTACGTGGTCTGATTATGACGATCCTCGAGGCTTTCACATTCTTGATACCGAAACGAGGCAGTTGACTTTTATCGAAAATCCATATAAAATGTTTGCTAAGGTTTGGTATGATGATGTAACAGAAGGCAAAGAGCCAGAGAAGTATAACCTAGATGCTTTGCGAGGTAAGATCGTCAAAGTTATTGTTACAAATAAATCAAACCCCTACCGCTTCGATCAGTTCATCAATCGTCTTGAAGGACTTGGGTTGATTGATATGCAGGTTGTTGACGATCATCTTAACTTGAATCTTGAAGAAGATACTGATATCGTCAACGAAGCTGAAAGCACGATTGACATCTTCAAGAAGTTTATTGAACAAGTACCTTCGCAAAATATAGATAAAAAGAGGCTTGAGCAAACGATCGTCGAGCTATATAATGAGGCGCTAACAATTGAGTAAGCCCACTATCATACATATTAACAGAAACATTATTCAGCGAAATGCGAAACACAATCTTGAAGAGCCAGTGTGTCGTGTTGAGAAAAATGGTGTTGTTCGGTATTGTATGGAAGTTGAAATAAAAGGTCCATCGCATATGATATACAGCCCGAATAAGCCACGTCCTTGTGGCGCTAAACTTTGGATTGAAACCTATGCTGATGTTGAATTGATAGGTGAGAAAGTTTGATCGTATTTAGAAAACTTCGCTGGAAAAACTTTTTGTCTACGGGCAATTTGTTTACAGAACTTCAGCTTGACAAACACAACACAACTCTAATCGTTGGTGAGAATGGTGCAGGTAAGTCTACCATTCTTGACGCATTGTCATATGCTCTGTTTGGCAAAGCATTCCGTAACGTCAACAAGCCACAGCTGTTGAACAGTATCACGCAGAAAGCTCTCGTTACAGAGATCGAGTTTGACGTAGGTAAAAACAGCTATAAGATTATTCGTGGTATGCGCCCGAATGTTTTCGAAGTATACATGAACGACAACCTTCTCAATCAGTCTGCTGAGATGAAAGATTATCAGGAGATCCTCGAGAAGCAAATCCTCAAGATCAATCACAAGTCATTCTGTCAGGTTGTTGTTCTTGGTAGCGCTACGTTTCAACCATTTATGCAGCTAGCTGCTGGTCGTCGTCGTGAAATTATTGAAGACTTGCTAGACCTTCAAATCTTTACAACTATGAATACGCTACTGAAAGAAAAGGTAACTCTTAATAATGAAAAAACTTCTGATATTCTTTCTGAACAGAAAGTTATCAATGAAAAAATAAAACTAATTAAACAACATTTGCTAGAAAAACAAAATAGCAACGATCAAATTTTAGAAGAAAAACTAACGCGGATCGAAGAAACGCAAAAACATATCGAAGAAGCAACTACTCGTGTTAAAGAAATTAATGATAAGATTGTTGAATTAACTAAGCAAACTAATGAAGCTGATTGTTTGAATCGTAAAGTCGAGAAGATCAAAAAGCTACGTATTCAGCTTGATCATAAAGTTGAATCGATGAATGATGAAATTAAATTTTTAAAAGAACATGAAGACTGTCCAACTTGCAAGCAGCATATTGCTGAAGAGTTTCGTGATAGCACTATTACTGAGAAACAAACACAAATTCAAACTATTCAAGATAACTATCCTGAATTGATTAAACAGTTTGAAGAAACAAATAAGCAAATTGCCGAAATTATGGAAATACAGTCTCAGATCACTGAGAATAAGATGGAACAGCATCAGCTAAAAACACGTATTTCTTCTTGGCTGGATTATGCCAGTATTCTTGAAAAAGAGATCAACGAGATCAATAAAAAAACACAAGAAGAAGATGATATTAAAATTGCTGATCTAGAGAAAGAACTCGAAGAGTTTCAAATTAAATTTAACGAACTCGCTGAAGAGAAAAATATTCTTTCTGCTGCTTCATACTTACTCAAGGATGGAGGCATCAAAGCGAGGATCATTAAACAATATGTCCCTGTTATTAATCGCCTTATCAACAAGTATTTGTCTGCTATGGACTTTTTTGTACAGTTTGAGCTTGACGAAGAGTTTAACGAAACAATTAAATCGCGCTTTAGGGATGAATTCAGTTACGCGTCGTTTTCTGAAGGAGAAAAGATGCGAATCAATTTGGCTGTGCTTTTTACTTGGAGGGCTGTTGCTAAACTCCGTAATTCTATCAGTACTAATCTTCTTATCATGGACGAAGTTTTCGATAGTTCCCTAGATTCGAACGGCACTGAAGAGTTTATGAAGATACTAAATCAATTGACACAAGACACGAATACGTTTATTATTTCTCACAAGGGCGATCAGCTCGTCGACAAGTTTTCCAACGTTATCAGATTTGAAAAGAAACAAAATTTCTCTAAGATTGCGGCATGACAAGTTGGCGTTTGTGGGCGAAAGCTCTTGGTGAAAAGTCTGGTAAAGATAACAATGAAGCAGATCAGATAGCACTAATCCGTACAATCATTGTATTGTCCTATCTAATCACGAATGGGTTTATCATAGCAGGAGTAATCAGACATTGGTAATGAAATTAATAGATGGCGAAGATCAAATTTTACGCGAACCATGTAAAGAGTTCGATTTCCTCAGTCCTCCATTCGAGCCGATAGAATATGCCAAAGCGTTGGTTAAGTTTATGTATGACAACAATGGTTATCTC